AAGGCAGATGCTCGTAATAAAGCGGCGTCTACTGTGGAGGGAGGAAAGCAGGATGACTCAAAAACTGCTTGAGCGCCGCATGATTACGGGTGAGGTGGAAGCCAGAGCCAAAGGTTCGAATATCTATGTAGAAGGATATGCAGCCGTATTCGAAAAGCGTAGCGGTAATCTTGGTGGATTTGTTGAGAGAGTAAAACCGTCTGCTTTTACAAAGACACTACGTGAGGCTGATGTCCGTGCATTATGGAATCATGATCCTCAATTTGTGCTAGGTCGTTCTGGCGCTGGCACTCTAGAGCTGTCCGTAGATAATAACGGACTGTATTATCGATCCCTACTTCCGAACACTAGCTATGCCAAGGATTTAGCAGTGCTATTGGAACGTAGAGATGTGCGTGAATCATCATTTACATTCTTCAAAGTACAAGATGAATGGGGATTAACCGAAGAGGGATATGCTCAAAGAGATCTTATTGAAGTTGGTTTAATTGATGTTGCACCAGTTACTTTCCCCGCATATCCAGATGCCACTAGCGGGGTAGCGCGTCGAAATGCTCTTATGAGTTTGGCGAAGCGATGTGGTATCGATGGTTGTGAAATCGAGTCTACTTTAGACACAGATGAAGCAATCAAGCAAGCTATTCAGAGACTTAATGAGCCGGGCGAATCCACTGAGGACAGAAGTTCTCAGCCGGAATCAGATACTACCACTCAGCAGGATAGCAAATTAACTAGAGAACAAGCACGAAAGCTTTTGGCTGAAGATCAGCTAAAGGAATTCGAATTGTTCTAAGACGCCGGTAAAAACCACGTCTACTTTAATTGGAGGTTATATCACAGAAAGGATTAGCATATAATGACTGCTAACCTACCTGCGGAAACCCCTCTTTTGAAGCGACTCAACGAACAGCGTATTGCTGCTGCTCACGCTCGTAAGGAATACTTGGAGCGTGCCGCAGAAGGAGAGGAACTATCTGCTGAGGACAATGCCGCATTTGAAAAGGCATCTCGGTCAATTGACCACTATGGACAGTTGATTCAGGATGAAATTAAGCGAATCCAGGAAGACCAGGATTTGTCGGCTGCTTACGAAGCAGGAGTACGTCGTACTAATGAGGAACGTAAGAATAATGTTCCTGCTGAAAAGCGTGGCGGACTTGCAGCAAAAATGCGCGAAGATTTGGCCGCTTCTCGTCGTGGAGAAACTCGTAATGGTGGAGCTTACCAGGAGATTCCAGAAAAGCGTGACTTGGTTGTAGGAACTGCAAACGTGGGTGGAGCTACTGTTCCAGTTACTTTGGTAGAAACCCTATACCAGAAGCTATTTGATGATTCTGCTGTTCTTCAGGCTAACCCAACCATTCTTCGTACTAATTCAGGTGAAACTCTTAAGCTACCTCGCTTGACTTCATTGGTTGTTACGCCTGCGGGTGCAACCTTTACTCAGGCAATGGCTAAGGTTGCTGAAGCTGGACCGATTATCGAGGGTGAGCCTCGCTTTGATCAGGTTCAGTTGGATGCGTATAAGTACGCACAGTACACTCAGGTTTCTCGTGAATTGGTAGAAGACGGAGTACTAGACATTGAAAGCCTTCTAGGTCAGGTATTGGGTCGTAACCTTTCTAACTTCATTGGTTATGATTTGACTCTTGGTACTGGAACTGGTGAGCCTCGCGGTGTTCGTACTTTGGTTCCTGCTGGAAACAAGGTTGCGACTGCTGCTGGTGGTCTATGGGATACTACTGACTTTGATAAGTTCTTCGATGTAATCGGAAAGCTAAAGGCTGGTTACCGCAGAAATGCCAAGTGGCTTGTAAATGACGCTTCTTCGTTCTCTCTACGTAAGCTAAAGATGGGTTCTGTTTATGCATGGGAGCCTAACCTACAGACTGCTGGTGCGCCAGATACATTCTTGGGTTACCCACTATTGACTGATCCAAATATTCCAGTACCAGCATCAAACGCTGGTGTTACTGCAATCTTTGGTGATTTCTCAGCGTACTATGTACGCATGGTAAAGGATGTTCGAATCGAATGGTCGATGGAATTTGCTTGGGTCAATGACCTGCTTTCTGTTAAGGCTGTAATGCGTGCCGACGGTGACGCTATCGATGACGATGCCTTTGCAGCAATCAACTCTATCACTTAATCCTTTGTCCTTATAGGACAGTTAATATAGAGACTGTGGACTGAGGAACTATGACCCTCGCCGGGATTCTTACTCCCATAGAGATTTGTTAATAGTTCCTCAGTCCATAAAGAATAGGAGGACAGAGTGTATAGAATGATTTTGTTGCCTGAGTTAGTAGATGGAGAAGGCAATCACAAACGAGCATGGCGTAGAGTATTTTATTCGGTGGTATTGACATCGGTAGAATTCTTCTTAGCAGTAATCGCCTTAATTGCTGGACTCCCTGTTCTCATTGATCCTTTTAGCTTGAGTTTAGTGGCAGGCAGCTTGACCCGATTACTTCCACATTGGATGGTGCTATTGTGGGGACTTCAAATGTCTTTGGGTGGAGCCGCAACTATGGGAGGAATTGTTTGGGGAGATTTTAGAATTGAGCAAATCGGAGTATTGTTACTTCTTGGTGGTGCTTTTATCTATACCTTAGCCCTCGTGCTACTTCTTCCTACTTCATTTATGGCTTTCATTACTTATCTTCTGTTCGTTCTTGCAATGGTAGCTAGATATTGGGTACTAGGTAAGCTGATCAAAATGACGGGGAACCTGAATAAGAAAGCGATTGATTCAATCCCTGATAAACGGGAGGAGTAATCGCTAATGGAAGCCGGAACCTGGATCGCACTTGGTGCAATGCTAGTTAGCCTTTTCGTTGCGGGGGTTAAGTATGTAGATAGACTCCAGGCTAAAAGAAAAGAGAAAATTGAATTAGCAAAGAAACAAGCGCATGTAGATGTTGAGCGCGACTCGATTGTCGTACGTGGTGCCGAAGGTGCGCTCCTATTAATGGAGAGAACATTGAACACCGCAAATGCTGAATGTGAAAAGCGTATTGACGAACTCGAAGAGGAGAATGAAGAACTTCGATGCCAATTAAAGGAAGTTAAAGAAGAACTCCGTCAAGTACGTCAAGAAATGAAAGAATTAACTAATAGAGTCCGGAGGGTTGAGTAAATGGCTGATAATTTAACAGACACAGCCGAGAATCTTGCAGTTAACTGGTTGTTTGTACCGGCTCAATCACCTACTAGACCGACTGGTCCATTAAAGGTTAGATTGATGACTGCAAATGGTTCGGATTCGTCTGCTGGTACCGAATTAGGTACGAGTGGTGGGTATACTGCTGGTGGATCATCAGTCACCTTTACCACTGCATCGGGCGGAGCAACTGATAACACTGGTTCAGCAGTTAGCTGGACTAACATGCCTGCGACAACAATTGTGGGTGTTGAAATTTGGGATAGTGCTGGATCTCCTGTGCGACTTGCATATGGTGCGCTTTCAGCGAACAAAACAACTAACTCAGGTGATACATTTACTATTGCTTCGGGAGCATTAACAATTTCATTGGCGTAATAGGAGTGAGGTGCCTCGATGACAATTGCACACGTAGGATCAACTGGTGTAAACACTGCAACTGGAGTACGAGGCACTACTTCAATTTCTGTTGCTTATCCGGCTAGTTCAGTTGCAGCAGGAAGAATTGCAATTATCTTCGCTCAAGGAAAGCTAAGTACAGCAACATGGGGCACTAATCCTTCTGGTTATACAAAAATCGTTGATGTTACTGGTGGTACTGGTTCTAATGCGGCTGATACTGGGCCAGTTAGAATTGGGATCTGGTATAAGATCCTAACAGGATCAGAAAGTGGATCGGAAACTGTAGCACTTACTGGTGGAACTCAGGTTACCGCAGTTATGTCCGTCTATTCGAAAACTGCGACTAGTTGGGTGCCTCCTAACGCCTCTACTGGTTTTGCTACTGGTCAGGATTCATCTAGCGGAAATAATATTTCTGCTACTTTATCTGCATGGCCTACAGCTTTAAGAACAGGAGATTGGGTTGTTGCGGCGGCTGGTACAACAACAGATACCACAGTTACCGCTTCTGCTCCGACAATTACCCAGACTAGTGCTACATTTGGTACTGTTACTTTTCGAAATAGAATGGGTGGTTCTGACGGTAATGATGGTTCTATTTTTACATGGGATGCATCGGTAACTGTTGGAAATGAAAATGCACCTACCGTAGGATTTACTCAGACAGCGACTACTTCTGGTGCAGCCGCTGCAATTAGATTACGTGAAGTTAATAATGTAGCAATTTCTACAGTAAGTGATAACTTCGACGATAACACTATTGATACTGCTCTATGGGCAGTTAACTACGGAACTACTAGCGAAACTGGCGGTAGAGCAAGAGTTGAAACCTCGACCACTTATGCCGGTTATTTCAGCGAACCTAAATTCTCAATTGATTCTACTGGAGCATGGGCAAAGGTTTTTCCAGCAGCAGTAAATGGAGCAACCACTGAGGCATACACAGCAATGTGGTTTGTTTCACCAAGTCAGGCATTAGGTACTGACTTCGGAATCGCTTATGAAGCAACAACCAATGAAATCGGATTTACGATTAGAACTGGTTACGCTTTTGATGGTGGCACTGTATCGCTGACTTATAACTCAACTAATCACGCCTGGTGGCGAATTCGATATTCATCTCCTAATATTATCTGGGAAACATCGGCTGATGGTTCAACATGGACACAGCAAAGATCGGCAACTGCTCCTGCCTATGTCGCAAACACCATTGATTTTGCATTCTTATTTGAATCGCACAGAGCTAATGGAACTACTAACTTCGCAGAAATGGATAACTTCAATATTCCTGGCCTTACAGTCTGGAATGGAGACGCAGCTTTAACTGTTCAATCTGCATTAACTGTATCTGCGGTAGTAACTGAATTACCATCTGCTACGTTGAGTGATGATTCCGTAATGACTGTTGCTGGTACAGTTTCTAAATTAGGAGTTGCTGCTTTAACTAGTCAATCTACATTGGCTGCTACCGGAAGTAATACTGTTCAAGCTAGTTCAGGACTGACTGTCCAATCTGGATTATCAGCAACAGCAATAAAGACATCGTTGCCGACTATCGCAATGACTGTTCAATCATCATTAACTGCTATCGGTACTGCTACTAAATTTGCTACTGCTGGATTAACTATTCAATCCAACTTAACAGCAGCGGGATCTATTCAGCAAAATGGGACGGCTGCTCTAAGTGGACAGTCCACATTAACTGTGGCTGGAACTTTATCTAGATTAGGTGTTGCTGCTCTAAGTGGACAGTCTACATTGACTGCTACCGGATCGAACACTGTAGTCTCT